AGCTTTAATTGCACATTCGTCACAAACAAAAGTTGCATTACAAAATACAAATATTGATAACCCTCTTGATGGTAATGTTCTCACGGTGAAAGTTCCTTTTAGGTATAGGCGTGTAATGTGTTCGTATGAAGGTGCTCCTGTTCAATCACTTAAAAAAGCTGATAAAGTTCGTATCGTTGCAGATTTTATGGGAGGTTGGAACATAGGTAACTATAGTGGATATTCGTGGAAATTAGGACATATAAAGTTAATAGACCCATTTATCGTATGAAACTCACGCGGTCCGGATGTATAGTTCCAGACACGCCTGAAGTGAAAAAAGAACTCACGGTTCGGCCGATCGTTAATGCAGATTTTGGTGTGGCACCACCATCCTTTAAAGTGTTCAGAAAAGCAAAATCTGGATTATGTGTACCGAGATATTATGCAGAAGAAAGGTTTGGACGCGTGACAGAAGATGTTCGCCCCGAACCAACTAAAATTAAAATATCATTTCATGGAAAATTGCGAGATGAAACTCATCAAAATGAAGCTCTTGCTAAAGCTATTGAGACAGGTCATGGTATCCTCTCACTCCCATGCGGGTTTGGTAAGACGACTGTATCCCTGGCCATAGCGTCTAAGTTGGGTTATCGCACGATGATCGTTGTTCACAAAGAATTTTTAGCTAATCAATGGAGAGAACGAATACAACAGTTCTGTCCAGGTGCGAGTATAGGCATCGTCCAGCAAAATAAAAAAGAACTCGATTGTGATTTCGTGATAGCCATGCTTCAATCATTGTCGCTCAAAGAATATTCATTTGAAGACTTTGATAGCATAGGTACACTCATAGTTGACGAAGCGCATCATATATGCGCAAAAGTATTTAGTCAGAGTCTCTTCAAGTTATGCCCGAAGCATACGTTTGGTCTATCTGCAACTCCTAATAGAAAAGATGGACTCACCAAAGTTTTACATTGGTTTATGGGTCCCACGTTCTTTTCAGTCGAACGGAAACAACAGGATCAAGTTGACGTATTTCCTTTAGAATTTACATGTGATCGATACGAAGACCCACCTCCATGCACTCGCTATGGTAAATTATCACTACCCACGATGATAACGGAAATTACCGAAATACCAGATAGAAACCGACTTATACTTCAAACAATAAAAGACCTATCTAAAACAACGCGCCAAGTTTTAGTATTAAGCGACCGCAGGTTTCATTGTGAGTATTTACATGGAAAATTCAAGACAACATCCGGTTTGTATATGGGGGGGATGAAAGAAGCTGAACTAGCTGAATCTAGTAAAAAGAAGATTATTTTTGCAACCTTTAGCCAAGCTCACGAGGGTTTAGATATACCATCTTTGGATACCGTTATATTAGCAACTCCAAAATCTGATATTGTTCAGAGTATAGGTCGTATCATGCGAGAAACAAAAGGAAAGAAGAATAATCCCCGGATTTATGATGTAGTGGATCAATGGTCAGTGTTTTTTGCAATGTACAATAAACGTCTACGTGTATATCGACAGGGTGGATTTAACATTCCAAAACAGCCCAAGGAAGATAAATACGACTTTACCCCCGGAAAATGTCTCATACAAATATAAGAATGGGACGTTGTTCAGTCGGACGTGCCACACAGAAATACACATCCTCTGGTGGAGGGGGTGCAGATCTAAGTTCCATACTCGTGGCTCCGGGTGATATGATTTACACAGACCAAAATGTACAGGCTTCAAATGTGACCATAGGAACGACGACTGGTCATGTTCTCACTATCATTGCACCAGGCGAAGTTGGATGGAGACAAGTAACGGCTAGCGGTGCCGTCGGTAACTTACAGGCAGTAACAACTGCCGGAGAAACAACGGATGTTATGGTGCGATTGGTAAACACAGTCACCTCACTCGAAGCAAGTGGAAATGTGTTAGTCACGGGTAATGTTACAGCTTCGAAATATTATGGTGATGGTACAAATTTAACTGGTGTAGCTCTTGCTACAGATTTAACATCTAACGCCTCTAGAATAACGAACATAGAAACTTCTACTACCGGTGATATTATATACGCGAGTGGAACAAATACACTCGCTAAATTAAATATAGGTACGTCTGGTCAGGTTTTAGAGAGTGATGGTAGCATACCAGTTTGGCGAACGCCGACGTCCGAGTTACCAAAACCGTTTACACAGGGTGACATATTATACGCCACGGGTACAAATACCCTAGCAAAACTTGGTATAGGTACATCGGGTTTGATACTAAAGAGTGATGGTACGAATCCCGTGTGGGCATCTGCACCGACTGGTATTTGGACGGAAACAGGTGTTAATAACACTATTCACTATAGTAGTGGGTTTGTTGGCATTTCCACGAGTACCCCCACGGTAGATTTACAGGTTGGTTCAAATGTACTTATAAGTGATACCAATAGCGATAAACTGTCGATATCAGGGAGTGTATATGTATCAAAGAACATGAAAGTTGTAGATGTCGTAGATGCAAATGAAGTACGAGCTACGAACTTTTTCGTGAAAAAACAGGTGGTCACAGCTGAACGACCACAGACGACTTCCCAAATGATAATTTAAGCAGAATTTAAATCCCAAATTATACTAGATGTCTTACGATACAGGTAGTATAAGTAGGCCTATAATCGCAGGAAGTGCGAATCAAAATATTGGTTCGGCCGTGGATATCTCTTTCGATTCGAAAATATATTTCGTAGGATCTTCGGAAGATGCATCATCTACGGGTAAGTTTGAAATCTTTTTATACACACCCCCGGAGGCTCAAACATCTCCGAATACGTTCTCCTCTTCCCTGTTAACTACAGTGGGTACTTCTAGCAGTGCAGAATTGGGTCGTTCTGTAAAATCAAACTGGGATGGTACGCGTGTAGTAGTTGGAGAACCTGGTCAAAACAAAATACATATTCACACGACATCTGGTTCGGGTGTAAATCGCTGGTCCTCGGGAACAAATTCGGTTGTGACCATAACGTGTCCGGACGCGGGTGCTTCAAATCAATTTGGTTTTAGTGTATCAATTTCAAAAAATGATGGTAACACGGTTGTTGTAGGCGCACCCGGTATTAACAAAATATATGTATACCAAATTAACGGTGCGTCGACGTGGGTCAAAGTTTATGAAAACTCCGCGGGAAGTGTCAAACAAAAGATAAAGTACGATACGAACATTTATTATGATATGAATGCATCGAGCAATACGTATCCATCACACGCTGTCTCGGATAACAATTACGGGTACTCCGTTGATATAACACCGGACAGTAAATTTATAACGGCCGGTGCACCTGGTACGAAACTATCGTATATACATAACGATAACTGTACGTCTATACCGTATACGTACGTAGCAAAAGTTGTAAATGTTCAGAATCCATCACTCTCGGTGATAGGTGTACCGCATACATTTTTGGATAGAGGCACTCTCACACAAGATGGTAATGAGAGATATGACATATTCGGTTACGATGATTATTATGATAACATTTCTACTTTAGGTTGGGTACGCGTTTTAGAATGTCCAAATTCGGATTGGTCTAATTCCGTATCTCAAAAGGGTTTAGATCTTCACGGTGATACGGAAGATACGTTTATAGAAAATTCGTATCCTACATTCGAGGAACACGTGAGTAACGTTACGGCATTTGATTATACATCTTCGGGGACATGTGTGAGAATTACACCTGATGGTCAGCGCCTCGTAGTAGGTTCTCCTAGATACTCTATAGATGGTACGGGTAACTCTGCTCACGTAGGTAAAATCGAGACGTGGTACTGGAACATAGACAGATGGGTAAAATATAAAAATCAACTTATCGGTTCTAACGGCGGTGGCCGTATGGGTGAGTCGTTTAACCTGGATTATCAAGGTGATCGTATGGCTGTATTATACAAACGTTTACCCAGAGAATATTTAAAACAAGACATAAGCCCTTCGAGAGGTGCTATTCATATATTCGATTGGAGTGGTGATAAATGGTATGAAGTGACGCCTCAGGTATTTTTACCAGATGCTACCGATGTAGATGATAGAATGGGAGAAATCGCCATATGTAGCGGTGAAATAGCCGTTACCGGTTGTACTGGATTTAATACGAGTGCATCAACAACCGGAAAGTTATACACGCATTATACAACTCTTACACAGTCTATCAAAGGTAATACTGTGATCGGCGGCTATATGTCTGCGGATACTATTTATGTAGGAACGAATGATGGATCTACGGATACGTCCAACGTAGCGACGGGTAAAAAAATTCAATTTGGAGGCACGTATTCGAGTGATGATAATTACGCGAGTGCTACTATTCATAATAGGACCATTTATTACGACACGACTAACAGAGACCCCGATCAACAGGGGTTTTCGGAGCTTTTAATAAGTAAACGGTTTACAAATCTCGTAACGGATGAAGGTGCATTGGATCAGGTTCGTATAAAGGCGCCGGAATTTCATATAGACGAATATGTTCGCGATGATTTACTTCTCGACCAAAAACCAGCTCTCACTAAAAATGCGCTTGGTGATTTTAAATTTGGTCCCGAGTTTATCTTACCACACGAATGTGCGTCTGCTAACATCAAAGCAAAACTTGATGTAAATGGAGACGCGTATATAAGAAATAGAATAAACGCGGGTAAATATGAAGCGAATCAGGTTAAGGGTATCGAAAAGCTTCCATTCCGCATGTTCTATAACACGCGTGATAGGGAAGTAATCAGAAAAAACACGCGCGGTACAAATCTCACGACAGGTGATTTTATGTATTCGAACGTGAATATTCAAAACATTTCACCTGGTCCGGATTGGGGTAGGTTTGATACATCCGGAGTTATAGAAGGTGACGTTGAATATGATAAAGATGAGTGTGCTATACGACTCTTGAATACAGATTCAAGAGTATATAACACGGGTTTTACTTCTATAGATTATTCAGATGTCGTAGCGTCTGATAATCATTTAACATGGAAATCTTCTTTTTGGATAAAACTGCAACAATCACAAGGAGCTACGGTCAGCGACTTCTACAGCCCACCACCGTCGACTGACGAGGACTATTTTATGACGTTAGTTGAACGTGTTTTGAGTGACGGTACGACCTCGAACGGAAGTATGGTTAAAGTTCGTATGGCTGGTGGATCATTTCCAAGTGGCTGGACGCGTCCAACAGACCATTTTCATTATGTCGGGCAACCGACGGGTTATGCTTTGGTATTGGATTTTGGGGGTTACGCAATAGCCGGTGGTAATGATATTTGGGGTGCAGCTAATGGTACATCGGGTTTTACGGTTAACGAATGGGTTCATGTATACGTTGAAGCTTCGTCATCATATGATATAAATGATCAAGTTCTTCGTATAAACGGAGTAAATATTCCGTTATATCATTCTTATGGAACGATTCCTAACGCGAATGCGACATATGAGTATACCGATATAGGTAGACCCATACCCGGTGATAACCGCGGAGATAGAGAAGGTGGAGATAGTGGTGTAGCCATAAGTAGGGATGGAAAATGGCGCGTTTCTGGTGCAGAGTATGCAGATAGTTCAGCAAACTCTAACGCTGGGCGTGTACGCATATTTGAAAAGGTAGGCGGTCAATGGGTACAGAGGGGTACAGACATCATAGGCGAAAATCATCGAACGCGTATAGGCACGACATGTGAAATAACCGATTTATTACCCGCCGCAAATGGTGAAGTTGAAGCTCCTTTGAAATATCCCCGAGTTCTAGTATCCAGTCTTTATTGGATCGATTCAAGCGTACAATACGTGTACATGCCCCAATATCTGTCTGGACCGTACACCGGGGGAAGCCGGGGACCCGGAGCGGAAATGGGTATCACGGCCGTGTATATTTGGGACGTAAGTGAACCAGGTACACCCGAAGGAAACTGGAGAAAATTGGGATCGAGTACGTATAAGGGTGTGAGGGAAGGTACTACGTGGCGTGATCGCGTGGGTAGAACCGGAGCTTTATCCGGTGACGGAACCACGGTCGTATCATCTGGTATGAAGGAAGATGTAAATTCGACTAGTAATGTACAAGTATTTACATGGAATGGAAAATATAGTACAAACTCAGCTTCATCTAACGCCGCTGTGTGGACCCAAAAAGGTGCGTCATTAGACCAGGGACTAGCCAATCCAAGTGCTTCGGCTATTTCATATACCGGGAATGTTGTTGCGCTTGGATATATAAGCTCGGGGTATAAAGTATACGAATGGAGTGGAAGTGCTTGGAGTCAACGAGGACCCGATTTTACGGCTTCAACGGGCTTTAACAATTCTTTTGGAGGGTATCAAGATTCAGTAGCTCTTTCATATGACGGTAATACACTCGCTTTGGGACATGATTACAATTCGAGTACAGAAGATAAAGGTGTCGTAAAGGTTTACACATGGAATGGTTCAGCTTGGTCGCAGAAGGGGCAAGATATATTAGGAGATCGTTCGGGTACGTATGATTCATTCATGAATACGTTTACATCCGATGGTGACCGCCTTCGTATATGCGATTTATCCGACGATGGTGATACGTTATTAGTAGCCACACCGAACTACAGGGGAACTTCGGGTACGATAAATGCTTTGGGTTTCGTGAGAGTATACAAGTGGGATGGGTCTACGTGGGTTAAATCTGGTCCCGATCTGTTACCGGATATTCAACAAGCATATGAATCATTTGGTAGCTCCGCTAGAATAAGTGGAGACGCTAAAACGGTGGTCGTAGGATCTTCCGGGTCATCTGCTGGTGGTGGAGATGCGGGTACATCGGGTGATAAGAGTGGTGCAACCTTTACATACGCCCTTTCAAAGACAGGTGGTTTAACCTCTTGGAATGGGCCGTCGAAAATGGTAATAGGTAGTGCATCCGGTGGTCGTAGTATTACTGGTGCGTACATGGGAATGATAGGTTTCGAAACATTTAAACCAGAAGCGGCGCAACCTTTTTGGAACGACCCTTTCGATAACGTCGACAATATATGCGATCATCCCACATCTGTGGATTTTGTTAATTACGGAGCACCATCACAAAAACTCGTCGTCGGAGGAGATACAATCATCGATAAAGATTTACGAGTCTCGTCGCTTCCACACGACCCAGATGCCCCTCTATTATACGTGGGTCACGAAAAACAACGGATTGGTATAGGTACACAATATCCGTTTGCGGGTACTGGTAGCGGTCCCGCATTAGGTATTAACGGTACCGTCATTATTAAGAGAGATAGACCACCAGATACGGGGAGTGGTCAGCAATCCTGGTCTAACACACCTAATCAATTATGGCTCAGGTCGGGTGAAGGAGGCTCTTCTGTTCAAAAACAGGAGATCAAAATTGGTAATGCCAATTGGACGATGTACATAGATAATGAATCAAATAGTTGGAATCCGTTGAGATTTATGCAATCGATGGAAACGCTCACTCTTCAGTCATTTGTACCGGGTGTGGGACACACGCCCCGTGCAGGAATTAATCAACCTAACCCCGGTTATACCTTAGATGTGAATGGTGATATCAATTTTACGGGACAAATACGTAAAAATGGCGTGGTTCAGTCATTCGGAAGTGGTTCCGGTACCACCCCTTGGTCAACGAGTGGTACATCCGTTTATTACAACAGTGGTTTCGTGGGCGTGGGCACGAGCAACCCTGGCTATACATTTGATGTGAACGGGAATATTCATTTCACGGGTGATATTTACAAGAATGGAGTACTTTTCGTAGGTCCTACGGGTCCTACGGGTCCTACGGGTCCACCAGGTTCTTCAATTACAGGTCCTACAGGTCCTGCGGGACCTCAAGGTCCTCCCGGACCAGCATCGACAGTTCCTGGTCCTACGGGTTCTACGGGCCCCGCGGGGGCTCCGGGTGCTAGTGGAGCGGATGGTCCTCCGGGTCCTCCGGGACCGGCAGGGTCTACGGGTCCCCCTGGACCAGCTTCTACGGTAGCGGGCCCCCCAGGTCCAGATGGTGCACAGGGTCCGGCCGGTCCTACCGGACCAGCTTCCACGGTAGCGGGTCCTCCGGGTCCTCCGGGTCCTACAGGTTCTACGGGCGCAGATGGTGCAGATGGTGCACAAGGGCCCCCAGGTCCAGCCGGCCCTCCCGGACCAGCTTCCACAGTAGCAGGTCCTCCGGGTCCTACAGGTGCAACTGGCGCACAAGGCCCCCCGGGTACCATCGGTCCACCGGGGGTTGGTAGCTCGGTTTGGATCGAAACAACAGATGCGAATGGTAATCGTACCGGATATTATACGACAAGTAACGTGGGTGTCGGTACAACTTCCGTACTCGCGACTTTATCCGTGGGATCTAACGTGGCTGTTAATGATGTTATAAGCGATAAATTGACTGTAACAGGCAATGTATACGTAGCTCGCGCACTACGAGCCATCGATTTACTCGAATCATATGAAGTAAGAGCGAACTTTTTCACCGTGAAAAATATCGATATCAGGGCTGAAAGACCTCGTAAAGCTGCAAACATATAAAACACTCTTAAAGGTAAAATTTACAATTTTATTATCTTACATCATATTAGTTACCCATGTCAGGGTTTACCACTGTAAGTCCAAGTGACCTTCCGCGACCATATGCACAACAGTCCGGAAGTGGGAGTGTATACGATGTGGACTCATCTAATCCAGATGAGTATACCTGGGGTGATCAACATTATCGAGGTGTTTATGGCCGAGATAATCATTCACAATTTGGTATGTCGGTAGATATGGATTTTGAGGGACACCGCCTTGTAGGTGGTGGACCTGGTTATGATAGCAATCGAGGATACGTGCAGATGTATGATTGGAATGATCAGACAGAACAGTGGGATTCTATAAATATAGTAGATGGCCCGGAACCTGGAGGATGTTTTGGTGAAGCAGTTTCTATGGATTATGATGGTAAACGTATTATTGTAGGCGCACCTTGGGTTTCGGGTGGTGGTCGTGTCTACGTATTAGATTATGGTAATAATGGTCAGTTTTCTATTACACATACTATTTCCCCTAGTCTCGCATCTTTTGGTTTTAGTGTTTCAATCGCAGGTGATAAATCCGATCGCTTTGTAGTCGGTGCACCCGATATTAATACTATTTACGTGTATCAACAGGGTTCGAATGGTCAGTTTGGATTAGATTACTCTAATGTTGGTACAGATATAATTAACGATGTTCCTAAAACTGTTAATGGTGGAACGCGAATAACTCTTTACTCAAAATTTAATGGGTACGGATATTCTGTATCCATGTCTGGTTTTGGTGAACATGTAGTAGTAGGTGCACCTGGTACAGAAATACACGAATTGTCCCCTTCCAATGATCATGGTGGTTCGGTAAATCCTGGACCGTTAACTCATCGTAGAGGATATCATGTACTTTCTTCAACCGGTCCACATTACACGGGGAATGTTGGATATAAAATCACTTCGGAATTAGGATCCACACACGGCCCCGTGGATCATCCATATTCGAGTGCTAAAATTATGGATGCGAATCAAATTGCCGCTGTCGGAGCTACGCGAACGATGCATGCAGCACCTCGTTATTCGTTTAGATATCAAGATTGGGCTGGATATTATCTCGAACGCGAATCACACGTCTATCCGAATTTTCAAATAGGTAATATCCGTGTTTTAAGATGTCCAGATGGTGGAAATTGGTCTACCGGGGTAACGCAGATCGGAAATGTAATAAAAGGTGAAAATCCGGATAGTTATAATTACTTAGACCAGTGGAATTCCATATACACTTCATTTCCAGGGTTTGGTAAATCTCTAAAAATATCCGTAGATGGAGATCGTATAGTTGTAGGAGCACCCGGATACAGGAGACTCGGCTACCCCTTACAGTTATTACATGGTCAAACGAGATACTTTAAATATGACCCCATTACGAATAGTTACACAGAACCCTTGACGGAGGGGTATGAAGTTGGTCGAGAAGATACGGGTGGACCGTGGGTCTTACTTCAGAGAAATGGTCAATCACTGGGGTATAACGTAACTATGAGTGAAGACGGTACTCGCATTTTCATAGCTGGTCGCGAATCTGATAGAGTGTGTGTTCCGTATGATTTTTCGGGTAGTACATTTTACCCTGTATCTCCGATCGTTCGTTCGGGTGGTGTGGGCTCGGGCCCGGCAGCAAGTACTTTCGGAAGTGGTGATCCTTGGCCGAGTCATATATACTCTGCTCACAACATGAATGGATATGCGAATGCCGCTAAAAGTGGTCGTATATACGCTGTATCTTTTCCGTCCTATCCAAACAACTGGTCAGGTGGAGCGGCACAGGGCTTTATCAAACTGTATAGGTTTACCTTAACGAGCGTTTTTAGAGGTAATAGTCTATTCGAAGGGTACGTGAAATGTGATACACTGACCATAGGTTCATCCGGTGGATCTGTTGATCATGCGCGTCTTAAATTCGGTGGACGAAAGGGTGAAGAAACAACGGAAGCGGCTACCACGATTGAATCTAGATGGCTGGGTACACATGATGGACTCTTTAACCCAACAAATCCTTCGGCGTATAAACATGATAACGAACTCTTGATTTCTAAATATTACAGCGATATGCATGAACCTAATGATACCGTAAAAGATTATTACGATTGGAACAAACGAGATTTTGCGGGTGATCGTATACGTCTTAGAGCACCCAAAGTCGAAATTCAATTACAGCACCCCCAAGCGGATATGCAGAGTATGAAATACAAGGAAGCTCCATGTTTTAGTATAACTGATATGAACAACCCGTTCGGTGGTGAACGAGGTGCGAGTTATATAGGAGGTGGGATACGTATAGAACCTAGACAGCTCATGACTTTACGTACAGGTACGTCACACTCAAGAATGCAAGCTGGATTTCGTTTGGTCGCGGCTACCGGCGACACGTACGCTAATCAAGCACAGAGTTTATCATCTTCTATATTGCCTGACGGCAATATGTATACATTTTCTCCCGGTAACGATGGTTGGTTACGTTTATTATGTCCGCCACAATCTGTGGCGGCAACTGCTGGTCAGGTTTCGAGTACGAGTAAATTGTATGAGATAGAAAACGATCCTAGAGGAACGAATTATCAAACTATGGAATCTTATTACGCTTCAATAGCTGTGGGTGATATTTATGTCGCTGGAACATTACAGGGACCTGGTGCATCCGCGTCCGGATATGGGGGTCCCCCGGGTCCTACGGGTGCAACCGGTGCACAAGGTGCACAGGGTCCTCCAGGTCCTGCGGGTGGTCCTACGGGCCCTGCCGGCCCACCGGGTCCTCCGGGTATTAATGGTCTACCAGGTACGAATGGCGCTCCGGGTACGCCTGGTGGTCCCCCAGGTCCCACGGGGGCTCCGGGTCCCACGGGGTCTCCGGGTCCCGCGGGTGGTCCTCCGGGTCCTCCGGGTACACAAGGTCCTCCGGGGGCTCCGGGTCCCGCGGGTGGTCCTCCAGGTGCACAAGGTCCTCCGGGTGTTGCGGGTACTCCAGGGACTCCGGGTGGTCCTCCGGGTCCTGCGGGTGTTACAGGACCCCCTGGACCCACTGGTCCAGCGGGTACGCCTGGTGGTCCTCCAGGTCCTCCGGGTCCTCCAGGTCCGGTAGGTGGTCCAGGTGATTATGGTCCTCCGGGTAGCGTGGGTGCTACAGGTCCTCAGGGTCCTCCAGGTCCAGCTGGCGGTCCTCCGGGTCCTCCAGGTCCTCCGGGTCCGGGTGGTACGGGTCCTCCGGGTCCTCCGGGTGCATCATATACAGGACCCCCTGGTCCACAGGGTGTAGCAGGTCCTCCGGGTCCTCCAGGTGGTCCTCCAGGTCCCCCGGGTCCTGCGGGTGGTATGGGTCCTCCGGGTCCAGCTGGTGGTCCTCCAGGTCCTCCAGGTCCACAAGGTGCACCTGGTACGGATGGTATAGATGGTTCCCCAGGTCCCGCTGGAGGTCCTCCGGGCCCCCCGGGTATACAGGGTCCTACAGGGGCTCCAGGTCCCTCCGGTGGTCCTCCAGGTCCTCCGGGAGCTCCGGGTCCTACGGGTGCCGCGGGAGCTCCGGGTGGTCCTCCAGGTCCCACAGGTGCAACTGGTCCCGCGGGCCCTCCGGGTCCAGCTGGCGGCCCTCCGGGTCCTCCGGGTACAAATGGTACAGATGGTGCACAGGGTCCTCCGGGTCCTCCGGGCGGTCCTCCAGGTCCCACAGGTGCAACTGGTCCCGCGGGCCCTCCGGGTCCTCCTGGCGGTCCTCCAGGTCCCACAGGTTCACAAGGTCCTCCGGGTCCTCCGGGTACATCAAGTGTATGGAGTCTGAGTGGCTCAAATGCTTACTATACGAACGGGAATGTGGGCATTGGACTCCTGCCGGCTCATAAATTACACGTAGAGGGTAACATTTATGCGACGGGGAATGTCACGGCATATTCTGATAAACGTAGTAAAACGAATTTACAAATCATAAAAGAATCCTTAGAAAAATTGAAACATATTAACGGGTACATATACGAAAAGGATGGTAGTTGGTATACCGGTCTCGTTGCACAAGAAGTTTTACCCGTTTTACCCGAAGCTGTCGTCGGTAACGAAGAAGATGGATACGGTTTAGCATACGGTAACATGGTAGGCATTCTCATCGAGGCGATAAAAGAGTTATCCGAAAAGGTTGAAAACCTCGAAGAAAAACTATACTCATAATGTATATGGCCTTCAGTAGTACGGGACCTCTCGATTTACAAACAATAGGTCAAGCTGCTGGTGATACTGCACCGCATAGTCTGAGTGAGTACTATAACATATCATTTACAGATGGTACTAGTTCACCTTCGGCGGGTACGATAAGTATCAGTGACTTTTTAGGTAAAACGATAGGTTCAGGTGGAACCTGGTCCCAACAGCAAAAGTTCGTATCTCCGGACGCGTCCTATGCAGACCTGTTTGGATACAGCGTCTCCATATCCGGTGACTATGCCATGGTAGGAGCTGCTCGTGAATCCCCCGGTTTCCCAATTCCCGGTGGTATGCAGTACCATACGTACGCCGGTGCTGTGTACGTATACAAAAGAACGGGAACATCATGGGCATATCAACAACGACTTACGGCTTCCGATGTGCAACCCTATGATAATTTCGGCCACAGCGTTTCTATTGATGGAGATTATGCTATTGTGGGTGCTCCCTATGAAGACCCTAACGGAATCGGTGGCGGCGGGTCTGCGTATATATACGTGAGGAGTGGAACAACATGGTACGAACAAGCAAAACTGTATCGTACTGCACAGAGCACAACAAATGCATTCTTCGGATGGTCCGTAGACATTTCCGGTGATACTGTTATTATAGGAGCTTATCGGGCAAATTCACAACCGAACCCATGGACATTTATATCCGGTGCGGGGACTGCGTATATATACGTGAGGAGTGGAGCAAGTTGGGCATTTCAAGCGAGACTAAATGCTTCAGATAGGGGGCAATACGATTTTTTCGGTTATAGTGTTTCTGTTGACGGGAATTATGCTATTGCGGGCGCTTATCTTGAAGACCCCACCATCCCATATCCGTTTGGGTCTGTGCAGACCAACGCTGGGTCTGCGTACGTATACGAAAGGTCCGGGACGACCTGGTCTCAAGTAGCAAAACTGAACGCGCCCGACGGGACGAGCGCCGATATGTTTGGGAATTCTGTTTCCGTTTCCGGTGATAATATTGTTGTAGGAGCAAGTTACAAAACTGGAGCCCCTGGCGGCACCGATTCCGGTGCTGCGTATGTATTCTATAGATATCTTCAAGGCGGCGGGGGGAATTGGCAGTATGTACAAAAACTGACCGCTTCCGACGCCGCCGCGTACGACGTATTCGGTAGGAGTGTTGCCATAGACGGTAGCCGCATCGTAGTCGGAGCTTGGAGGGAAGACCCTAACGGACTCACAGATGCGGGGTCTGCCTACGTATTTGATTTTCCTCCCGGCGGTCAGTTTTGGGTAGAAACGACAAAACTTGTCGCTTCCGACGTGGCAGGGGGCGATGATTTCGGTGTACATGTTGCCTTATCTGGTAACTCAGCTATAGTTGGTGCGAGTTTTAAGACTACACCTGGACTTTACCAAAGCAATCAGGGTGCCGCTTATGTATTTATTACTTAAAGAATCCCTACTATATGTACATATGGATCAACTCATCCAAATCATACCAGTTTTGACCGAAGAAGAGGTGGATAAGTTAAACGCATATGCGGACGATCATCTAATCCTTCGGCGTAGTCAAACGCTCGATAGTGGGATCGTCGCTGGTCGAACGAGTGAAGAATGCCCCTTGCCCGAAGATGAAGAAATTACGAAAATGGTACACGAGAAAATGAATTTAGCTCTCGATGAATATAAACGCAGAATCGTAAATATAAACGATAATTATAATAGACACCCCTTACCTGGTGGACAGGATACAAAATCGTGGAGAGAGGATATTCGGATCATTCAGTATAAACCTGGACAATCTTATGGCTACCATAGGGATACTCACATGGATAAAAAGTGTAAAGAGTATCATAGAGAAATATCGATCATCATATATCTTACCGATGACTTCGAAGGTGGCTTAACCACGTTTTTGCATACAAGTTATAAACCCAGAAAGGGGTATGCACTAATTTTTCCATCCAATTGGTGTTACATACACCGAGGAGATGTAGTTACAGAGGGCACTAAGCGTGTAGCAGTGACCTGGTATTACGTCGACTATAACAAATAAATTCCAAGCGTAACACGTGAAGAAAAATCCACGTGGTGCAGTTGGTTTACTTACCGTTTAATAGAGTCCATAGCCGCCAGTGCAAATACACCCGCTATAAAAAATAAAACTAAATAATTGCATTCTGTATTTTCATCGATTGTATTTTCGGGCTGAGCAACCTCGCGAACTTCCCCGACCTTATCGGCAACGACCTCCCGCTTTCTGGGGGGTGGAAGTTCGAACGGCTCGCCGAAATCAATCGGACTGTAGCCTATCATTTATATAGGTTTACAAATTAATTTCAACTTTCTTCTTACGAGACCCGCCACGTTTCCCCTTGGTGGAAGATGGGACCTTCACATTCTTAACCTCTTCCTCGGGAGAATCACCATTCGCCGCGATCTCATCGATGATATCTGATATATCATCATCGTCGTCGTCTGGTATTTCAGGTGTGTACTCCTGAGGCTTAGGGGGAGGAGTGATGGATGTGTTCATCGGAGGTCCCGGGGGCATCATGATACCACCCATCAAACTCGAAATATCTACCCCCGGACCACGCATCTCGTGACGCTCACCGGGAGGTGTCGCTGGTGCCTGCTGTCCATTCGCCATGGTATTTTGCACCGCGCTCATCATACTCGTCATGAGCTCGGGGTTCTGCTTCATCACGTCGTTCACGTTAGGCATGACCTGCTTGAACATGGAGTTCGTGAGGTGGAACATCATCGCGGAACCACCAAGCATCATGATAAGCTTGATCTCCGGTGCGACGTGCATCTTCGTTCGATATTTGACGTATAATTCCTCGAATACCTCATCGTAATCATCTTGGTTTTCCATCACATTCTCTGACCAACCATCTAGTTGAATGTCGAAGGGGTTGTACTTCTTATTAAGGAATTCAAGCCCGGTCACACATGCAACAAGCATACGTCGCGAAAACTTAATAGACTTATCGACTTCTATACTGTACGTAATACGCTTGACCTCCGTTCTGAGTTCGTCTACAGGAGAATACGCGTTAAGTCTCTTGTTGATGTTAAAACCACGCTTTTCGAGGCGACCGAGTTTATTTAAAAGATCGGACTTCTCCTCGTCTATCGTCTTATAACCAGGTGAGGGTTGCTCTTCTTGGGGCTCACCACCCCCGTATTCGAAGGAAGGTCCGGCTTCGTATGGTGTATCGTCAACATATTCACCGTGATCTACCGGTTCATCCATCTGCGGTGCAGGAGGAGCACTCTGTTTTGTAGGGTTTGCAAACGCATCAACATCTTCTTGAAAACTTGGTGCGGAGGGAGCATCGTGACCTCTCGGGCGCATTCTCTGGGCTACAGGTGGTACAAAAGAATTGGATCGTCCACCGAAATCGAGCTGAATCTCATCCATAATCGCCTGCTCGTTATCATCCAGTTTCATGACCGAATCTCCACCCCTGTCTAGAACAATTTCACCGTCCATTACTCTCTATATTGAAACTAATCTATTCTCTTTAACGCACTTTATAAAAAAATATCAGCACATAGTAAATGAAGCTTAATTCTACCAATCGCGAAACCCTCAAGGCGATCGCGATCGTCATCCTTATCTTACTCGTCATTGGCCTGTTTTTCGAGAACAGGCGACAGAAGAGTATGTACCAGCCCGGACCCGTCGATATTGAACCCGTTTCGGAGAAGCCTTTTGGTTCTCTCAAGAGCAGTGAGGAATGCCTCAAGACTAGCGTCTACTCCACAAGCACCGGCGGCGTCTGCGGTGACCAAAAGCTCGTCCAAGATCACGCCAACTACAAGATGATCTAAATAAATTTTTAAGTTCTAACCATTTCTACTTACATCGTCACAACGTATTTAAGTAGAAAAATTCTAAGTGTATTATAAATGGCGCTTCTCATCGCTCCATCTCAGCCCGACATCCCTGATTACAACCATGAAATTCATACGGTGGTCATCGATAACATCTTTAAATTTGACAACGTGACGAATAACACTGATAGTGATTTTGTTATGCATTTACCGACTCCTTTAGAGAATGTTGTCCAGGCTCGACTCGTAGCCGCTACATTTAGAACAAGTAGTACAGGGTCTGCTAGAGCTCAACGGGCCCTGCACATAGGTATAGAAGAGCTTCGTACACACTTTTCACAAAGAGGGCAAGCGGAAATAAATTACCCGGGTGATCCTAGTTCGGATCTTATTACCGATTCTGCTAATCATTTGAACGGTATTTTTGGAACGGTCATTGGTCCTTGTGTAGCTCAGGAACCCGTCGGAGACGCGACTCCTGTCAACACGGTTATCACCTTCAAGGATGAGTATCCGATCGTACAATGTTATCATAACCCCATTCGCAGACTCGATCGTTTAACGTTTAATATCGATAGAGAAAACGGGCAATCGGCGGAAATAGGTAATTCCGTAATGGTATTCCGTTTCACATGCCGCAAAAGGAACCTCACATAGATTTCAGGGCGTTACATACTCGTAATTTAAAAATACTTTTACTATAGTAAGTATGTCTTCTGGAATCGTGCAGTTAGTGGCTATCGGTGCACAAGATGAGCATATCATCGGGAAGCCCGAAATCTCGTTTTTCACTTCCACATTCAAAAGGCATTCTAACTTTTCACAGTCCATCGAAAAGCAAACGATACAAGGAGCTGTGAAAGGTAATTCCATGTCGTCTATAAAATTCGAAAGAACGGGTGATCTTCTAGGATACACCTATTTTACCATAGATGATAACACACAGGCGGTCGATCTTCAGGACTGGGGTGATGTCATTGATAAGGTAGAAGTAATGATCGGGGGACAAATTATAGATGTTCAGGATTTTGATTTTAGCGAGAATATAGCTATAGATATGTTCGCACAAAACGTATCGAAGAGTTCTAACGGTGTACACCCCGGTGCATCTGCGCGCTCCTATTTTTACCCTTTAAGATTCTTCTTTTGCGAAGGGCCGCAGTCCGCGATACCTCTCGTAGCTTTACAATATCATTCGGTCGAGTTAAGAATATATTGGGGTCCAAATGCATCTAACTATAATGTAGAGGCATACTCGAATTATTACTATTTAGACAACGAGGAGCGCGGAATCATGGCTTCTCGTAAACACGATATTCTCATAACACAAACACAAAAAAGTATTCCGTCCGGTGAATTGGATCAAGAGTTAACGTTTAATCATCCCGTCAAATACATAGCTTGTGCGAATACTAACATGGAAAGCACACTAACCTCCGTAGATAACAAGATAAAGATAAGTGTTAACGGAACCGATTTAAGTTCGTTTAAGTGGGCGAAACCTCATTTTGTCGACGTGCAAAGCTACTATCATACTAATTTTGTAACATCTCCAGATTGTTTCTTACACTGTTTCTGTTTAAATACCAGCTCCAACCAGCCTAGTGGAAGCTTAAATTTCAGTCGTCTTGATAACGTGAAGATACACAGTCAAGACAAAAAAATTATAGACCCGATCTATGCAGTTAACTATAACATCCTCAGAGTGAACAATGGAATGGCGGGTTTACGGTACGCGAATTAAAATCAGTGGTAATATTAAATGCCGAAGAACTTGAGTACCGTCGGTGGTGCTACAGAGCTTCGGTTCGGTAAAAACTGTCGAGAAGATCAGCACGATAACTCGGTCGTCATTAATGCGAGTAATGAAAAGATCGACGCCACAAAAGCGGGTGGATTCTACATTACTCCACTCGAACTTTCGACCGTCTTCGATGAAGATGGTGCACAGCCAACTACAAATACGTTCGTCGCATACAACCAAAGCACAAAACAACTTTTTAGGACTCAGGTTCCAATGACTATAACCGGTCTTTCAGATGCAGGTGCGGGTGCAGAAGGTGATCTAAACGTAACAGGTAATCTGGTGGTGACGGGTAACATAACCGCCATGGGTACGTTTGCGAATATACACGTCACTAACACCAATTTTGAAGACGGTTTAATTGAAATAGGAACGGATAACACTAATTTGGCGAGTTTCGATTTGGGTCATATCTATAATAGACCGGTTGGAAGTTCAAACGTAGCCCTCTGCTACGATGCTGATAGGTGTGAAATGATGATCGCTTATACGGAAAGTACGGCTATGGGCGACACGGAAGTCACTGAAACAAATGAAACTATGAATGTTCACGTATACGGTAAACTGTATACTGATTCTAACGTAGGTGTAATTAATACGACACCATTACACACCTTATCCGTCGGTGATAAGTGTTTCATAGATAATGGAAATCATCCTAACATAGTAGACGTTCGTGGTAACGCTACCATTGAAGGCGGTATCATTACAAATACCGGAATGGTCTCGAAGAAGACATACAGTTATAAGAACGTCATCCCCCAATCCACATCCGAAACAGATGCTACGTTAAAAATAACGTTCACAACACATCCATTCTACGCTAAAATAATAGCGCAATTGATAGATAATAACGACAGTGAAGTAAGTACAATGATCATAGATTTGGCTGGTGGAGAACGTGGAGGTGATGGAACCCCGCTCGACATAGCTCTTGGGCCTATTTCCATTTTTGGTAATACCAGTACGAATCCATGGAGTTCTACTATAGTTAAGAACACGACCGAGGTCAGTATAGCACCCACTTCCAATTTCAATACGGGACAGGGTAGTTACTCAGTGTTTATAGAATACATATCCCCGAACACATCCGGTGCGATCACAAGTATAGAAAGAGGATCCACCGGAGCCTTTACATTCGGATATTAAAGAAAAATGTGTATATATACTAATGAGTTGGAAGGCCATTGGTTCTGTCCACCGCCAGCCTAGGTTGGATATTGATTACGAAAATTTAGTCATTACACGTGAATTTGTTCAAGATCGTGAAGTTTTCATCATTGATAACTTTTACAAATTCCCGCATGATATCATACGTTATTATCATACCGCAAACAAGATTATCACACCCACGTATTATCCGGGTACGAGAGTGCAACTTATACCCAAAATAAAGAATCCTCACATAGAAGAATTCTGGAAACTCATGAAGATGAAGCGTTTCGTGACAAATCCTCGTGAATGGAGAACGACGGGTTTACCAGATCTCATCGTATCAAAATATAACGTCACGTACGATACGGATGATAGTAAACATGAATACATCCAAGCAACTGCTAATCCTCATTGGGATAACGTACCCGACGGTAAGTATAATCTGTTTGTAGGTGTATGTTATTTGTCGGACAAAAATCACGGTGGCACTGGGATCTACAAGAATCGTGAATTAAATTTTTTTTCTACGAATCAAATCAATTTAAAAAAAATAAATGAAAAAAAAATTTTCCCTTACGAAAAGAAAAGAGTTATAAATAAAAGTTGTGACAAGTTTGAGTTATTAAAGCTCTTACCGATGAAGTTCAATAGACTCGTCTTATATGATGGTGATTTACTGCACTCCATGTACATAGAAGATCCAGATTTTTTTAAGGATACCGATCGAATAACGACAAATTATAGTATGCCCGTATATATGAAATAATTTATTTGTACATTGTAGATGTCGGAAACAAACCTTCAGTTATTTCCAGGCGTATTCAGAAGTACCGTGGGAGGTGCAAATCCGGGCTTCTTCTTGCATTCAGACGGACGTGTGGGAATAGGTAACCAGGCTCCCACTGACCGACCCCTTTGGTCGTCAAACAATAATGATAGGAATAAGTTAAATGTCTCGGGGCATACACATATAGACGGAAACTTACAAGTTACCGGTCAATTATTTGGAGATGCATCGACTTTGGATAATGTTGCAGCTGTCATAACTGGGAGCTGGCTTACCGATGGTGCGGGGGGTCCTCAGCCAGCTGATATTAAATACGATCTCGGTAATGTCGGAATAGGTGGAGCGGCGAGTGCAAATAAACTTAAAGTATACGGAACCGTCGAAGCGACGTCTTTTACAGCTAGTGGTACTATTAATCTCGATACATCGTCTAGTATCCGTCAAGATTCTACCACTTGGACAGGTAACCCCGGTACTCAGGGTAAGGTTGAATACCACGATAGGAAATGGTATATCGTAGCGGGATCAAATAGCAACGAGCTTGCGCTATTTCGTAGAGATGGATCCGATAGAGTCTCCATTACGAATGACGGTAATTTTTTACGTAGGGGTCATAGTTATGGCTATTTAATTGGCTCGTATAACAGTGTTGGAGCTAACGACAGTAAGACGAACCCCATATACACAATCGGAACAAATTATATGCCAAGTGATACATCACTTGGAAATATGTACGGTATAGGCTACTCCCATGGTAATTTTACTGGGTATCTTACGAGTGGTTGGGGTATGTATGTCGCAGCGGATGGTGATGTTAGGATAGGATTAAATGGGTCTCACGGGCATATCAAAAATAGCGGTCATATCTATTGTGGAAATACCTTATACGTTGGTGGTTCCACCTCTCGAGGATTACGCAGCATCACGGGAAATTATGGAACGGTTCAAACAACCGGTGGCGGTGGTGATGGTTGGGAGGGATATTCTATAGATGGACGGTATGTATTCATGAGTAATCACGCCAACTCAAACAGCACATGCGGTATATATAACGATATGGATAACGAGTGGATGATCGAGTGTTTTAGAAACTCGAAGACAGTATTATATCATAACGGGTCGACACGTTTCACCACGGGTGATCCAAATTTCATCAACGACGGAGGGCTGAGAATTTACGGCCAGGAAGAATATCACAACTATGCCGATCACCAGCATGATTATTGGACAAACTACAATCAAATCCAGGCAGACGCGGGGACCTTATCTTTTGGTCTTTATGTTGACCGCGCAGTCAGAGCGCCTACATACGTAGCCTTGAGTGATAGGCGTATTAAGAAAGATTTCTTAGAGATTGATGATACCATTGCATTAGGGAAACTGAGACAACTCAAACCAACATCCTATAAGTACAAAGACAAATTGCGTCGTACGACCGATAGGGTTTTGGGTTTCATAGCACAAGAAGTTGCCGAAGTGTTACCCGACGCGGTTTCGATAACGAACGCGGTAATACCCAATATTCAAATTGAAGCCTCCGTAAAGAAAATCGATGAAGAAAAGTTTGAATTTACACTAAAAGAACCGCATGTCGTAACAGTGGGATCTAAACTGGAACTCAAAGCACCAAAACTTAGCCACATGGAAGTAGAGGTCATATCCGTTACCGATGATACTACATTCACCGGCACCGCCAAGGATTTCGACATAGAAAAGGTAGGAGATCGTGTTATAGTATACGGAGAATACGTTGACGATTTTCATAACCTCGACAAAAATGCTATATTTACGATCGCCACAGCGGCACTTCAAGAAGTTGATCGTCAGCTCCAAGCAGAAAAGGAAAAGGTAAAAAGTTTAGAAGAGCGTCTAGCTGCTTTGGAAGCCATTGTTCTTAACCAATAATCATTACCTCACATAAAATGCAGTACATTTTATCTAAGCTAATATAAATGGTGCAGACGACGAGCCATATATTTTCAGGGAAGGTCGATATCGAGAGTAACCTCTTGGTAGGCTCTTCTCACCTGTTCGTCGATACCATAAATAATAGAGTAGGTGTTACGACGGCCAACCCTGATGCAAGTCTACACGTAAACGGAAACGTTTTCGTCGAATCGAACGTAGGTGTGGGTTCAAATATAAATCTAGATCCCGAAACTGGATACATAACGGCGGTTCAATTTAGAGGCGACGGAAGTAACCTTTCGGGTGTACTCACATCCCTGCAAAACGCAACTGACCAGGGCGCATCGTCGAATGTTACTATTAATCTAACAAATGAAGATACTTCATTAGCGGCGTCCGGTAATATTGAAGTAGGTGGTTCTCTCATTGCTTCCAACATCGAAACAGATGGTAAAATCGTTGCCGCTACATTTGGACCGGGTGATGCGAGTAATTTGACGGGTATCATTACTACCTTACAATCTGTTTCTGGATTTGGTAATTCTACATCCAATACTATCCTGTTCACAAACACTGGTACGTCACTGAAAGCGAGTGGGACAATAGAATCAGCTGGTGTGCAGGTAAACGGTTTAGACGTGGGTTTTGATAGAGATGTAACATCGAACGCTATACGCGTTACAAACATAGAAACCGATATAGGTTTAATAACCCAAAACGTTTCCGATTTACAACAAGCGAATACGGTTCAGAGAACTCTAATCAGTGAATTACGGACAGACGTTACGTCCAATACTTCACGTATCAGTTCTCTAGAAACGGATCGGTTTTCTAATACGGTGCGGATATCACTCTTGGAATCTGCAAATATTATCCAAGGAGATCTTATTACGGATATACGAACGGATATCACGAGTAACACGTCCAGAATTGCTGTACTCGAAACGGCTAATACAGTCCAAAGAGATCTTATTACAGATATTCGAACGGATATAACCAGTAATACGTCTAGAATCGATGCACTCGAAACCGCAAATACAGTCCAGAGAGACTTAATAACGGATATAACAATTGATGTAACGTCTAACGCGAGTCGTATAGATATACTGGAATACGCGAATAACGTCATACAGAGAGATCTCATACAAGATCTGCGCAATGATCTCACATCTAACACGACTCGAGTTGAAACCCTAGAAGGTGCGAATGTCGTACAGGAGTCGCTCATAAACGATTTACGTACAGATTTAACATCTAACACTGCTAGAATTGCTACAAGTGAAACTACCATAAGTTCTCATAGCGGTTTGATTACTGAACTTAAAGCGGATATGAATAGCAATTCGGCTCGTATTACCGTGTTAGAGACTGGCAGTTCTACACAATCGACGGATATAACGAACTTACAGACAGACCTAACTTCAAATGCGTCGAGGGTGACTGTGTTAGAAGGGCAGAGAGTTGATCACGAAAACAGAATTTCAACTCTCGAGACGGATACAGCCTCGAACGTTGCTCGTATCGTCGTTTTGGAAGAAGCTAATACAGTTCAAGGAGATCTCATCACGAGTCTCCGAACAGACGTCACGAGTAACACATCTAGAATTTCGGTTTTAGAGACGGATGCGGCGAGTAATGCATCCAGGGTTTCAGTTTTAGAACTTGGTAATACCGTTCAAGAAACGCTCATCAACTCGCTGCGAGTGGATGTAAACTCGAACGCGAGTAAATTGGATACATTAACGTTAAATGATGTTATAAACATTAATAATGCTACATCAAACACTGTAAATTTCACTAACACCGTGACGGGTTTAGTTACGGCGGCAAATTTAGAAGTTGGGAGTAATCTGACTGTATCCGGTTTATCCGCGTCAAAAGTTCCTTACGTGGATGCGAATAAAGTATTAAGGGATTCGTTTATCACGACAACCGGAGATGCGACCGTCATAGCTTCAAACCTGGATGTGACCGGAAACATATTTATGCGTGGCGAGAAATATGTGGTTGAGTCTGAAACGAAACTCATCAATGACGCGATCATAGGTCTCGCTAACAATAATACCGTGGCGACGACAGATGTGGGTATACTTATGCAACGTCCCACGGCAAATGTTGCGCTTATACATCACGGTAGCAGTGATAAATTTACAATAGGGTATACACAAAATGATCTTGAAGCCGCCGACATCGTAAACGATACGGTTAACCAGATAAATGTGAATGTACTTGGTAATCTTTTTACACAAAACAATTTGACCGTAGGGTCCGGTGGTAGTTATTTCGGTGACGGAACTACCCTTACGGGAGTTGCACTGAAAAATGATATGACTTCTAACGCTTCTAGAATAGAAGTTTTAGAGACTGACCTTACTTCTAACGCTTCCCGAGTGACTATACTCGAGACGGCGAATGCGGTTCAAGAGACCCTCATAACAAACCTTAGAACCGACATGGATTCTAATAATGCGCGTGTAAATGTCCTCGAAGCAGCAAACGCTGTGCAAGAAACCCTCATAACAAACCTCAGAACTGACGTGGATTCTAATAACGCACGCGTAACCAATCTCGAAGCCGCAAATGCTGTACAAGAAACCCTCATCACGGATCTTCGAACCGACATGACTTCTAACGCGTATCGAGTAAATACAATCGAGACGGAATTAGGGTATCCCACATTTTCTACGCTAGGACTCGATGGAATTGTTAACAGGTCAAATGTGACCTCAAACGTGATTAAACTCACCAACGCGACCACAGGTTTAGTTGCGGATGGTAATATACATGCTCTTAATTTTATAGGTGACGGTGGTACACTTTCCAATATTGCTACGGATTTACAGCAAATTACGGAAAACGGAAATACTACTTCGAATACAGTACAGTTTACTAATGTAGTCACGTCGTTTATCACGTCCAGTAACGTGGGTGTACGTGTCGCTAAACCCGAAGAACACCTACACTTGGCCGGTAATCTTAGAATTTCTAATACGAGTGTATTGTCTGATAAGATCGATTTTCAAAAAATAGCGAGTGAAATCATTTTTACAAGTACACCGCACACATCTTGGGCGGAAGAACAAATACTCGTAGCTAGTAATCCAAGCGAATACGATTACTTTGGTCAGCAGTCAGCTGTATCTGCGGATGGAACGACGATAGCTGTGGGTGCTCGCAACGAAGATACGACAGCAACAGATTCCGGGGCTGTTTATGTGTACACGTATGGTTCTGGTACGTGGACTCAGAGAGCGATGTTGAAGGCGAGTGATGCACAAACCAGTGATATACTCGGTGAAGCGGGATTGGGTATTTCGGATGATGGTCAAACGATTGTTGTCGCGGCGCGTGAAGAAGATACAGGTGGAACAAATGCGGGTGCTGTCTACGTTTTTATGGCGGGTAACAGTACTTGGGGTTCACATACACAGGTCAAACTTCAAGCTAGTAATAAGGAAGCTGGGGATCAGTTCGCTCGATGTGATATTTCGGGTGATGGTAACGTCATAATAGTAGGCGCTCCTCATGAGGACGGACCTACAAATTCTGTATCGAGTTCCGGCGCCGTGTACATGTTTACAAGATCCGGAAACGCCTGGTCCGAACAACAAATAGTGCGTCCACACGATCCACAAGTGGATAATTATTTCGGTATCGATTGCACCTTAAACAGGACCGGTTCAGTAGCCGCTATAGCTGCAACTGGAGATGATACGACAGCCACCGATTCTGGGGCTGTATACATATTTAAGAGGATAGGTGGTACGTGGCACCAAGATGCAAAATTGAAAGTGAGTAGTCCAGTTGCAAATAATTACATGGGAAGCTTAGCTCTTTCAGACAATGGTTTAACTTTGGCTGCCGGGTCTGCCGGAGATGATACGGCAAACTCTCCAGATTCTGGTGCGGTATTCGTATTTACGTATGCTGCGGGAGCTTGGTCGCAAACGATAAAACTGACGGGAAGTGGTGCAGGTTCGGGTGATAATCTAGGCGGAAGAACTAGGATTTCGGGTGCGGGTAATACTATTGTCGCGGGTGCGCGCAATAACGATTCACTGGCTTCCAATGCGGGGTGTGCTTATGTTTTTGCATTTACGGGTGGTACATGGAGTGAAGTGTTAAAAATTACATCGTCTGCAGGTGCTGCGGGTGATTTATTAGGAGATAGTGTATCTATTTCAAGGGACGGTACTGTAATTTGTACGGGGTCTGTAACAGCTGACCCAAGTTCCACAAATGATGCGGGATCGGTCAACGTGTATAGAGGAAGTGGAGGATCCGTGTCCCAATCGACTTCGAAGGCGAGTTTTAGAATAGGAGATACATTATCTATAGGTCCAACTGGAGATATCGGGATACAAACAAATGATCCCGCTTTCAATCTAGATATTCATGGTACTGCGAATGTTGGACCGCTTACCGTATCGGATACCTTTTCGTTGAGTAATGTCGCGACGATGGGTACGACGAAGACTTTCGTCGTGAGAGCCTCTGGTGGTGTGTACTATATAGACGATGATTCACAACCTTCGCTCGAATTACACGAACACCAAACGTATATATTTGACATATCTCATACTAGTCTTGCAAGCGGACCCCATCCCTTAGAATTTGCAACACAACCCGAGGGTGCAAATAATAGCGAATATACAACGGGTATATCACTTACAGGGACATTGGGGACTACCGGTGCAAAGAAAACGTTTGTAGTCCCCGCGGGTGCTCCTACGACCCTGTATTATTACTGCACAGCCCACTCGGGTATGGGGGGTACGATAAGTATTTCACCGACCGCGGAACTTGTCGTTTCGGGGCGGGTGGTCGCTTCGGGAAATGTCGAAGCAAATACTTTCATAGGCGATACTTTCATAGGTGATGGTAGTCAGCTCACAGGAATAAGTGGTGTAACAACGTCTGGTCTTCAAGTCGTGACTACGAATGGTGCTACTACATCGGATGCAATTCAGCTTACGAATACTGGTACTTCGCTTACGGCTAGCGGTGGTATAACCGCAGCCTATTTTACGGGTGATGGAAGTAATCTTACTGGAATTTCGTCGACACTTCAAGCAATAACCGACAAGGGAAATACGACATCTAATACGATACAATTTACAAACGGGTTTACTTCGCTCGCGGCGAGTGGTAACGTTTTGGTAACTGGAAATGTGACGGCTGATTATTTTGCAGGTGATGGGAGTAATGTATCTATTGGTGAAATGACGGCAACCGCAATTCCTTATGTGGACGCGAATAAACAATTACGTGATTCATATATTACGCGTACGATAGATACGACAACCATCACTTCTAATCTACGCGTCGAAGGTAATTTAGTCGTCACGGGTACAAGTTACGCCGTAGACTCTGAAAATATGGTCATAAATGATCGAATCATAGGTCTCGCGAATAACAACACGACGACGACACTCGATACCGGTCTTATGTTACAGTATCCTCAAAAGAACGTGGCGATTATTCACCATGGGACGGTTTCCGGATCACCGCATAATGGACAATTAACAATTGGGTACACACAAAATACTTTTGTACACGATAATATTGTTCATGATGCGAATAATATCACGCTCAACGTAATTGGACACGTCATCACTCAAAATAACATAACTGTTGGTGCACAAGGTAGTTACTATGGTGACGGTACGACCTTAACTGGTGTGGCTCTCTCGGCTGATCTTACAGATAACGTCACTCGTATAGAAGATCTTGAAACAGCTACGATCATTTCTAATTCTTCCGGAATTACGACCGGTTTCACGAAAGGTGATATCATATACGCCAGTGCTGATAATGTACTCAATAAACTTCCCTTAGGAACAAGTGGACAGGTATTAAAGAGTGATGGTACGGATGTCGTATGGGGTACGGATGGTGGAGGTGGTGGTAGCGGATCTACCGTTTGGCAGACAAATGGTAATAAAATTTACTATTCCGCGGATAATGTGGGTATTAACGTATCGAATCCAGCGTTTGATTTAGACGTCCACGGAACGGCGAATGTCGGTGCTTTAACCGCGACGAGCCTTTCTGTCGGTGGTCAGACACTCGCACTTGCGTCCGATTTAAGTGCAAATGCAACCCGCGTTGATGCACTTTATACGGCGACTACTGGCGATATTATATATGCGACGGGCACGAATACACTTGGAAAGCTTGGGATTGGGGCCCCGGGTCAGGTTTTAACCGTTGTGAATGGAATTCCTGCATGGGCTGCGGCTACTGGTGGCGGTGGTGGTGGTGGAACCAGTCAGTGGACGACGGTGAATACCAACGAAATTTATTATAACGGAAACGTTGGAATTGCAAACTTGGATCCGGGTCACGATTTAAGTGTCGGTTCGAATCTCTATGTGGATGATGATGCATCGAATGTACTCGTGGTGACGGGTAATACCGCGATGTCTTCGCTCACACTTGGGGAAGTTTCTATCGTGGCGTCGTATGGACTTAGCGAGATTCTAAACGTGTCGAATACGTCGTCCAATATCATGCAGTTAACGGATGCGACGACGGGGCTCGTGGCCACGGGTAATGTACACGCACTCGCGTACCACGGTGACGGAACATTCCTTACTGGTTTGAACCTTGAACATGTCGCAAACGAAGGTAATGCGACATCTAACACCGTTCGGTTTACAAATACAACGACAGGTCTCGTAACGACTGCGAATGTGGAAGTGGGTGGTGATTTGACTGTGACCGGGAATGTGGAGGTGGGTACGGCGAACCTCTTCGTGGATACGGCAAATTCGAGGTTTGGTATCGGTACAGTGTCCCCAGATGAAAAGTTACACGTAAACGGAAATATCCGTCTAGGTGGTCCACAGGGAACGGATGAAGACGCAAGTTACTATATCAAATCCGCTGGACAGATTCACATCAATTCCGCTGCAGACGGTACCGCCGATGATTCTTATATTTGCCTCGATTTAAGAGCTGGACAGTCAGGTTCGAACAGGTCCGGAATCGGTATTTGTGGTGCCGCCACAAGCACAACTTATCAGCATATTGCCTTTGAAACAACGGACGCGGAGCGAATGAGAATCAATTACGATGGTAACGTGGGGATCGGTACGAGTTCCCCGGGTACGACGCTGCATATAGAGACACCAACGGGAACAGCTTCCAATTATGTGAGAATTGGAAGTGGTATGAACGATGGGTCGTCACAGAGTATAAGTGGTGTTGAATTTCGAACAAATCCTCAATTTTATAACGGTGATAATGGTCAAAGAGTTCCCGCACAGATACGGTCGGGTTTTTACAACGGTCCCGCTGGTACTGCGAATTGGGGGGATGCCTATGTCAGTTTATTGTCAACAGCTAGCACGAGTAGTGGGGCTTTGACTGAACATGTAACATGTAGAGGTGGACGGGTCGGTATCATGACGACGACACCCGGTGCAATCTTAGATGTACAAGGGAGCGACGCCGCTTCACCTATCAAGAAGACCGCCCCAACCGCATCTACGGGAACGTATAACTTCGTTTTGAACGGTCCTAGACCGGGGACAACGGGTAGCGGGGCCACACACTTTATCAACGGTTCAACCAGAAGCGCCGATGGTGGAAATAGCACGTACACGATACGCAACGATAGTGGGCAGCTACGACTCGGACATAGTTCGTATACGACATTATTCCAGGGTACTAACCTTCGAATGGATGAAAATGATAACAGTTTCTTTCATTTCGGTCCTAACGGTACGTGGCAAGGTGAACTGTACGTGGGTGCGACGAGTGATAGAACGTCCAGTTCTTACACAACAAAAGCTCAGGTTATAGCTACAGATGGTAATTTACATTTAGATTCCGGTAATGCACGTGATATTTACATGAACTATTATAGGGGTAATTATATAAGACATCACGGTTTGGGTGTTTGGTCTGATGATAGATTGAAAAGTGAAGAAGAATTACTTACTAATGCAACGGATACACTGTTGAAACTTAGCCCCCAAAAATATTTGAAGAGGCATACGCTTCGAGAAGATGAAGATCGGGATCCGCTCGTTGAAACAGGTCTCATAGCACAAGATATATGGTATGACGCCCCGGAACTGAGACATCTGGTTCAATTGGGTGATGGCGCTAACCCAACAGATATTAAACCGGAAGCGCCCGTAGTCGGAGATATTCAACAGGATCCAGATTATTCGAGTTGGGGACCTAAAGAAGCATCTGTTAATTATAATGGCCTCATAGCATACCTCATTAAATCTAATCAGGAGTTACATAACAGAATACAAGCTCTCGAAAATGCCTAAATAATATTTCCTCCAAAGTGTGTGCATCCCACTTTGCAAGAAAAAACCTCCCCCAATAGTAGATATGAACGGCAACGATACGTTTCTCGACATCAACAATGCTCATCTCAGGGTGAACAACGGGAACGTTCAAGCATCGACTTTCGTTCTCGATCAGATCGATTTCATAGCGTCTAGTAACGCATCCACCACAGTCGGGTTCAATAATCCTACGACGGCTTTTCTCGCGGCATCGAATATAGAGGTGGGCACCGCTAACCTATTCGTAGACACGAGTACGTCGAACGTGGGTATAGGAACGGACGCGCCTTTACATACCCTAGATGTACGTGGTGATATGGGCGTTTCGTCAAATCTCGAGGTGGGCACAGCTAACCTATTCGTAGATACGAGCACGTCGAACGTGGGTATAGGCACAAATATACCCATGGATGCTCTTCACATTAACGGTGGAACGCTCATAGGAGGACACGTCTTACCTACACAACATCAGCAATTCGACATAGGTTCCGCGGAACGAAAAATTCGTCACTTGTTTTTGAGTGATAATTCACTCTGGCTCGGTGATGAGACCCGTATTACCTTTAGTGGAGGAAAGATGAAGTTTCGTAGACGTAAAAAGAATATTCTTCCCCGCGGTTTAAGAAATATAGGTATCGCCGCGGGTCACGCCAATGAAACCGCCACGCGTACTGCCGCGCTCGCGCACGCTGGAAAAACGGATATTACCGAAATGAAACTTGAACATTGGGTAAAGTATGCAAAAACACTCGACGCGACGAAAGATATCAGTGATGTGTTTACCGAAGATGCGGATGATTATGAAGCGACAACTGCATCTGAAGCTTTCAAGGAAATTGGGGATGATATTTTTTCGACACATAACGTCGCCATCGGTAAGATTACGGCACCCACGTCTGCTCTTGATGTAGTGGGCACGGTTAAGGCGACGGCTTTCGAGGGTGATGGCTCTGCGCTCACGGGTATTACATCTGGACAATGGACGGAATCTGGTGGGAATATTTACAGGTCATCTGGAAATGTTGGGGTCGGTATGACCGATCCCAAATCCGCTTTTCACGTGAGCGGAGACTCAGCTAGACTCGCTATAGCCGATAACACGGAAAATGACTGTGATGTTAACGGGTTTAATACTGCTTTAGCTTTCGTAGATAACACGTGGAATGGAAGTACGTTGTATGCAGATAACCCCGCGGCCGGTATGGGGTTCTACCTCGGACACGTTTCATCTTCAAACAAAGAAATTAATATGAGGAATTTGACCGGAGAATTATCATTCGGTACGAGGGACAGCGGCGCCCGGGCTATGACTATTGATAACAATGGAAAAGTTACGATCGGTAATACAAGTACTAAAACGAGCGATACGTATTTAGATATCTCGAGTGACGGTGGTAATGCCTACGCACAAGGTATTCGTCTTATTCATCACGGTACAGATGATTCTAATATGTACGGGTGGAGGATACGCGGTGACGATACCGATGATTGTTTCCATATTAATCGTATTAACGCGGGTTCTCAATTAACGAGTGCATTAACAATTAAAAGTAATGGAATCATGACCACTCCATCCAGACCCGCCTTTTATGCATGGGATAATGTGTCATCCCGTTCGGGAACGACACTCACCTTCAATTCAACGACATACAACGTTGGTTCACACTATAACACCTCCACGTCACGTTTTAAAACGCCCGTAGCTGGAACATATATTTTCGCTGCAACAATTTCACATGATACGGTAAATACACTCGGAGAAGTAATCTATACATTCTACGTCGACGGCTCAAATCGTCGTGATATTATGGAAGGTACGGATACACACGATGCACATTATGAAAAGCACGGTGTATACATAGTTAATTTAAACGCTAACCAGTACGTAGACATACGAGCGCGTAGTAGTCACAATATTACATTTGTTAATGGCGATCACGGAGCGTACTACAGAAACTGTTTCCAAGGTGCATTATTAGGTTAAAAAAGAATGTAGTACTATATAAAATGTCGAGTTGGTATTTTTGTCTCGAACCCGGTACCCTCGAAATTGTTGACCGTTTCGAGGGTACAGAGGAAGATGTTCAATCGAGGTCTTCGCGCTTAGAATTTGTAAAATTGGATGTAGGTGTGGATCCTAGGGTTGTAGACCTTTCCAGGGACGATTCTGGAAACGTCGTAGTCAGTGTAAACGACGAAAAGGTCACTAAACTAAACGACGACGTGCGTCAGTTTAATCTCATACAATTACGGAGAAAGCGTGATATACTCTTACAGAAATGCGATTGGGTCGTGAGTGTATCCGACTCACCTTTGACACAAGAAAAAACAGATGAATGGAAGGTGTATCGTCAAGCGCTCCGCGATCTCCCTTCCACCACAGAAGATTTTGAAAATCCTACTTGGCCGAGCGTTCCCGAGTAATAAAATAACCTCCACACATAGTAGACGAAATGCCGATTTACTCACCAACTGGGTTTCTCGACATCACGAACGCGACGCTCAGAACGTCGAATGTGGAGGCGGAAAATTTGCTCATGACCGGTGGTAATATTTACGTCACGAGCGAATTGGAAACCAACCTCGTTCTTAATTTAGAGAATGTTACGAACAAGGGTAACGTAACATCCAACACTATACAGTTTACAAATACAAAAACATCACTCATCGCGAGTAGTAATGTAGACGTAGTTGGTAACGTATTTGCCTATAAATTCATAGGAAGTGGTGCAGGATTAACAAATATTCCTCCATCGGCGATCACGGGTACGCTTAGTCAATGGTCCGATGGAACAAACGGCGACGTTTTCGTCGCAAGTAATGTTGGAATAGGTAATGTTCACACACTCACGAGTAATACGTTACAGGTAGGGGGAAACCTTTATGTACGGGATACGGATGCAAACGTTTTAACGGTGAATGGGAACGTTGTGGCGTCGTATTTCGAAGGTGATGGAAGTAAGCTTTCGGGTATCGTGACCGATCTTCAGGGTGTTACAGATAATGGAAATGTGACTACAAATGTTGTACAATTTTCCAATGCGACGACCGGTCTCGTGACGACGGCAAATGTAGAAGTAGGAGGAGATGTTAAAATAGCCGGTTTAACTGCCGGTACAGTTCCTTATATTGGCTCTGATAAATTCCTAAAAGATTCGTTTATCACGACAACTGGGGATGCTACCGTGATAACGTCTAATCTTGACGTAACGGGAAATATCTTTATGCGCGGTGAAAAATATATTGTAAACTCTGAAACGAAACTCATAAACGATGCGATCATAGGAATTGCAAATAACAATACGTCATCGACAACGGATAAGGGTATCATCATGCAAAGCCCCAACTCGGCTACCACTGGAAACGTCGCGATCATTCATCATGGAACGGGGGATGGGTTCGCGAATCAACTTACGTTCGGGTACACGGATGACCCACTCGATACCATAACAGTCACGAATGATCTCACGAAAGAACTTACAGTGAATATTCTCGGTAATGTGATTACTCAAAATAACCTCTCCATAGGTGGTTTGTTAAAGATTAACACTATCACTGCAGCGGCGCAGCATTCACTTCAAGCGGTGACGAACGTGGGAAACACGACTTCGAATACGGTACAGTTTACAAATACATTTACATCCCTCACCGCCTCGAGTAATATCGTCGCTACGGGTAATGTAAGCGCTGGTTATGATACGAATACAGCATCGTATTTCGGAAAAGCGGCTGTGGGCTACATGGGTACATCCGGTCAGGCATCTTTTGCACACGTGGATCATAATACAACGAGTAATTATGCGGTTAAACAAACCGCGAATGGTCCCACGTATATCAACACACCCGCGTCCGGGCATATCCGATTTACAGTTGCGGATGGACTTTCCAATGCAGAGAAAATGCGTATCACGAACGCCGGAAACGTGGGAATCGGGGCTTCGAGTCCCGGATACAAGTTAGATGTATACGGAACGGCGAATGTCGGTGCTTTAACCGCTACGACCGTAGCAACCTCCGGGGATGCAACGTTTAACACGAATACTTTGAAAGTAGATGCAACAAATTCGAGGATAGGAATCGGTACATCCCTCCCAGATCATAAACTTCATATTTATGATAATTCGTCGACTAGTCCGGTGTACTTAAAAGTACAAAG